TAATAAATTCGTCTTTTCCTATTTTCTTCTCAAGATTCACTCCGTACAAAATTAAGTTGCCATGTAAAAATGTATTACAGTATTCGCATTGAAGATGTACATTGTTCTCATCGAATCTTACATTTGCGTGTCCTCCACTTGAAAAGTAATGTCCTGCGTTTTCTTTTTTACAAGGCTTGTCGCAAGATATACAATTTAAACCTGCATCACGTTTGCGAATATACGAATTAAATACTTGTTGCGTCATCTTCAAATAGTCTTGCAGCGTTAACAAATCTTCTTTCTGCTTAATCTTCTTCTCCTTTTTTATAGTCGCTAGATTCTTTAATGCTTGTGCAGTTTTTAAACATACATCACATCGGTTAGTTTTGATTCTTGAATTAAACTTTTGTTTAGGCTCAAATGATTCAGAGCAGGTTTTACATTGTTTCATAGTTCAACGCTTTTAATTTTCCCCGAACTTTTCCCCGAACTTTTAATTATACCATTCATCTTCTTCATATTTTAATTCTTCATTAATTAACATATTATTATAATGTTTAATAAGCCTTAAATGTTCTTTTGTTTCTTCTTTTAATTTTGGTATTAAAATATTTTTAAGCATTTCATATTTTGGCTTACCAATCCAACTATCCAAATCATTTTTAGCCTCGTATAATTTTCTTAATTTCCATTTTAACTCACCAATTTCATAATTTATATCGCTTGTTATTCTAATAGCATTTTTCATAATTCTATTGTTTCTTGTTCTTTATTTAGTTCCTGCTTCAAATATAATATTTCTAATCGTAAACTTGTATTTATTCGTGTTAATGCATCGTTATCATCTTCAAGCATTTTAAAGACACGTAACGCTAGGTTTAAATCATTTGCTTCACGTAGTATTACTTTTTGCTTTTCTTCGCTTACACGCTCTAGTTTTGACCTTAAAAGCAATCTATTGATGCTTATCTTTATATTTAGTCTTGCAGTTGCTATTTCTGTTGATTTCATATTAAAAAGGTAATTGATGTTTATTTAAATTTGTGTTAACCTGGCTAATTACTTCTTGTGACCTTGTTAATCCTTCAGCGTATTTCTTATTTACTCCATCGTGTTCAAAGAATTTACCAACCTTCAAGTCATACATTAAGCTAGTTACTCCACGAATACCAACTATTTCAGGCTTTGCTTTATTAATCTTAATATCTGTTATAACAGAATCAAATTCTCTATGTACTACAATTATACTTTTACCATTGTTAGCCCATTCAGAGCCACCTTTTAATTCGTGCATATCAGGAATTGGTGCTTTACCATCCACTTTAGTAGGGCTTTTCGGATGTATAATTGTATGTAAATGTAGTTTACTTTCTTCTGCCAAGTCGTTAGCAAATGATAAAGTATTTTCTAGCCATTGGTCATATCTTAAATTACTTGGTACATCGTGACTCATATAATTCCAAGAATCAATTACAGCACTAAATATATCTAATTCTTTTTTATTATCTGCTGCGAATTGCCAATATTCTTTTGGTGTTACTGCTTTGCTTGCTTTGCCTTTAGGTTTAAATAATCTAAAATTATTCATTACCAATGGTAAATAAATTTTTATTTCATCTTCTGTAAGTCTATTTTCTATCATTACCTTTTCACCTACTGCATTAAAATAAAACTCTTTCATTGTCTTACCACTCATCTTATGCATTAACTTACCAATAACTTCTGCTATGCTTCCTGCATCAGGCATATGTAAAAGGTGTTTATGTCCGTAGTATTCAGAAGTATTGTTTAAACATTCTAAAAGTAATTCAGTTTTACCACTTCCAGGATAACCCGTCCAATCTGTTCTACCTCCTTCGTGAATAGAATAATGCGAAGCTAACGCCTTAAATCCTACATAAAATGTTTTACCACCTCCACCTAAGTAATGCTCCATTACATTGTGTTCTATCTCTTCAAAGTTATATATCTCCATTACGCTTCTGATGTTAATTGTGCTTTTCTATCTTGTAGATATTTAAATTGTTGTTCATTTGTCATATCTTCAAATTTGGTTTTTATGGTGGCGGTATCTTTCGGTATGCAATCTCTTTTTAACCAATTTAAAGCAGTTAAATATAATGAAGTGTATGATTTATTCTTTGCGTAGTTTTCAATCTTATCTAGTATGTTTTCAATATCGTGTTTATGGAATAATAAATCTAGTTTATTAAATTCTTCAGTTGATAAAGATAGGTGTGCAAATTTTCTGTATACTTCTTCTCTCCTCTTCTCTTCTCTCTTCTTCTCTTCTCTTATGGCATCGTTTTCGCATTGCGGATTTGATGCGGTCGCATTGCGTTCGCTTTCTTCCTTTTGTTTACGGCGTTTTTCCCATCCCTCTTTTGCGTTTTTACTATTTATTTTGCTTGTTTCATCAAAATTATTCAATTGTTCATTAAGATAATCAATACAAATTAACCCATCAATTACGGTAAAAATATTCTCTCGCATAAGCGAATCAAATGCGGTCGCATTACCTCCGCATAATTTGTTAATTGCTAACTTAAAAGGAACGTCACCTAATCTTGACCAATACATTGAGCATAAATCAATAAATAATCCTTTGTCTTCTCGTGAACATATTTGAATGTTTCCGTTTTCCCATTGATTGGGTTCAAATTTAAAAAATGGTAATTCTTTTGCCATAATAGTTTATAAAATGAGAAAGACCTGTAATCAAGGTGGGTGAGAATACCTTTTCATACAAGCCTTTCAATAAAATTTCCTGAAGCTCTCACCCTTCGTATGCAAATATAACTAAATATTCTTAATATTCAAATCTTTATCTATGAATATTCCTCTTCGTGAATCGCACTCATCTTCCCATTCATCTAAAAGCCATACATCGTATATTAAAGATGGCAGTACATCAGCTTTTAAGATAGCATCTTCTTTAGAATTAGCGTTACCGATCCAATAAGCAGGTGAGTTTTCTCGTGTGTAAAATACTTTATAGTAACTCATAACACTAGGTTATTATCGTTTGCAAATTCTCTTATTTTATCTCTTAAGTATTCAGCCATTTCAAATTCTTCTGATGTAGCTTCTCTACCTAGATAAGCACCGTGTTTAGTTGTTGACCTAAGTAATTCATCAAGCTGTAATACTGTTTGCTTCCAATCAAACGCTTCTATTGCTAGTTTAGCATCTTCTACATCGTCATATTCTATTGTTATTTTCATAGCTAAAAAATTAAAGGGGCTTTTACACCCCGTTAAATCAAAAAGGCAAATCGTTTGCTTCTGCTAATCTACTACTTGTTGACTGCATTGACATTCCCGTAGGCTTTGCTTCCGTTCTTTCTACGAATTCAGCTTTTACAATGTTGCCATCTGTCCAAGCTACTTTACCGTTTCCTACAAAGTTCTTTTTAACTTTTGCTTCTCGGTCTTCTTTTGACTGTGCAACAAAGATACTAGCATTGTTGCCGTAATCATCTTGTTTGTCGTTTACACTCATGGTGTACTTATCGTAACCACCTTGTGCATTTTTGATACTGAAATTAATTAAACTTGACATTTGTTATTTATTTAAATATTAATAAAGAAGCATTTGTTTTAATTCGTTGCTTCCATTGCGAACTTTCTTTTTTATATTCTTGGCACAATACTTTAAATTTGCCGTATGTACTTTTGTTTTCTAACAGCTTTTCAGCTTTCTTCTTACCTATTCCATAGATACCTTTTATATTGTCGCTTACATCGCCTGTTAACATCATTTCAAAGATAAGATTTTCAGCATCTAATTTACTTACTTCAACAAATCCTTTTCGCATTTTAATTTCTTTGCCGTATTCGTTAAAAATATAGTCACCAAAACTATCTTTAATCTTCACTTGGTAGTAATCAAAATGTAAACCTTCAATTTGTTTTAAGTCCTTGTCAATTGATGCTACAATATAGTCATTTATATCTAATAATTGTGTATTAAAATAGATTAAATCGTCGGCTTCGTATTCGTCACTTGCGAAACTATTATCTAAATAATCTAAAAGATAGGAACGAAGTTTATTTACCCATTTGTTTGATTTACCTTTACGATTTGCTTTGTATTCAGAATCTATTGCATATCTAAAATTCTTTTTACACGTTGTAAAGAAATATTTAACCTCTTCAATTTGTTCACGTTCTTCTATTTCGTTAAAAATATCAAAGGCTATCTTTTCAAAGCGTTCAAATCCTAAAGATAAAATCTTTTCTTCTATTGCAAATCTACTTTCTCCATTTTGTAGCAACTCTCGAATTTCTCCGAAAGTTACTACCTTATAAATGGCTTGATAGATTAAAGAATCAGCATCGAATAAAACTACTTTACTCATAACTTATATATTTTTTAACTTCTTGATAATATTCGTATTCACTTTTAAAAACCTCTTTACCTTCTAATACTTCAAGTATTCCATCAACGCAATTTAACGCACACATTTTATATGTGAAAAAAGATTGTGGTTCTTTAAAATCACTAATAAATAACTTAGCGTAATTATTTATTAATTCTTGTGCTTTTTTTTGTGCCTTCATAATAATTTGATTGCTGCTTTTTGTACTTCGGTTAATTCAAATTGATTCAAGTCTGAAACTTTAGCGTCTCCTTTTTCAATAGCAACTAAAGCATTTTCAAATCTAGATTGTGAAATAGTCGGTTTCTTATTAACGTGTTTAGTAACATCGTTTGCATCATCATCTTGCATAGATAAAGATAATAAAGATTGAACTGAATAACGTCTAAAGTAAGAAATGCACCCTCCTAATTTCTGTGGGTCGTTAATCTCTGGTAGTTTAATTTCAGATATAAACTCTTCACCCGTTTCAATGTCAATTACTATACTTTGAACACACCCATCTGCAATAGGTTGTAA